GCCAATTATTAATTAGTAAGTTGCCTCGAATGCGTTTGATTGGCTGTCGGCTTTCTTTTCCTCCAAAATCTTATCATAATCGGATTCATTACCGCCCCAATTCTTAACGGATTCCAATTGAGAGATAAATGGTTTGCCACCGTTGGCCACTTGTAGCACTTGGGCTTCTGATAACTCATCGGCAATCATGTAAGGCTTTATTGTTGGTTTAATCTTCATCTTGTTGGTTTTCTTAAACCCATTGTTGTTCATTTCAGATGCATAAGCCCTCATGATCTTATATCTACGTTGAAGTGCTGGCACGAAAATTTCCTCTTTATCCTTTACCTTTAAATGTGCATCAAGAAACATGAGCTTTAACGCAATACCTGACAATGCACCAATACCTTTAACACTCTCAAAGCTGATATCTGGAGTCTGGGTGATGGTATAAGCCATCTTGATCAGATTGTTTGCTTCAACCAAAAAAGATTCTGGAGCATGGTCCCATGAGAGGTATTCTGCTTTAGCATCCTTTTCGCCCTGGATAACTGTATTGCTTGAACCTTTTGAGCCAAACGATATAATTCGGCCATTGACAAAAATCTTCGGAGCTGAGTGATAATCGTTTGTATCACCAAGGTTTGAAAACATTTTTTCAAGACGATCAATTATGCTCTCGATATCTTCAGTTTCCATCTCATCCTGCCTGATATAAACTATTGGGATTTTCTTAATAGGAATATCTTCTTGATGATCCTCTATCCATCCTCCATCGATAGAAAGGCTTGATTGCTTCCATCTTACCATCTCTTCATCAGTGTAGGTTTCAAAGTAAACAGTTTCCAGATTCGGTAACTTGATTTTGAACTCCCGGCTAAACGCGATAAGATCGCCGTATTCATCGAAGTAAGGATAAAGCTTATCTCCCTGATCAGGACTGAATATTTTAGATTTTAGCTTGCGAGAAGTCTTGAAGCCATAATCCTCGTGTTCACCAGCTTCAACAGTGAACCAGTACTCTGCAGCTTCGGTGAAGGAAAAAACCTTGCGTGCAAGATTTTTATTTAAGTACTCTTCTTTGTTATCATCAAGCATTTCCTCAAGACAGCTCATCAATGCTTTTTCTTCGTCCGTTTCTGCATTATAATCCAATACCACTGGATTGCCGAATAAAAACGATACCGCGCGTTTAATGATTAGCTTTTGCAGTGCAAAACCTATTCGATTCACCTTCTCAATTTTAGGCTCTCCCTTGCTGGTTATATTGCCAGCGGCATCTTTTACCGGATCGGAATAGATTGTTTTGTCTTCTCGATGAGCTGCACTAAAAACTTTGTGTCCTTTAACATCAAGCCTTTTCTCATAGGTTTCTACGCTAGGCAATGGATAAGGTCTCATCTTAAGGTTGGCGATTATATTATCTATTTTCGCACCTGGTGCAATCTGTTCAACTTTCATATTAAAAAACTCCTTCTAAGTCTTGTGGTGTGTGGTCTGTTACTGGGTAAAATGTGTTTGCTAAGGCATCAAATTCGTCGGTAGATTTACCTAATCTCTTTTTGATATCTTCTTTGGCTTCAATGATAATCTTGCCATTGCTCTGGAATTTCCATTTGATTTCTGTAGCTTCTTCCGTTAGGGTATCGCCTGGTGGCAACATTGCATTCATCTTGTTTTTAGGATCTAACCAATCCCGAACCGACCAGAATAACCAAGCTCTCATATTCGCGAATGTATATTGGCCTGTAACATCGGTTAAGTCTTCACCATATTCATCTTTGGCAGATTCTGAGTATTTACAGCTATAAGCAATACCTTCGTATCCTTGCTCTTCCAGCCTAGAGAATACTCCTGCACCCTCGCCAATAGTGTCAATCTGGGCGGTAGATCCTGGGTTTTCATCAAGGATATGTTTGACCTTGCCAGCAATCTCCATGTGATTTGCTTTACCGCCGGAGTTTGTTTTGTAAAAATGATCAACGAAAGATCCGTAACGGGGACAGAAGACTGAGCTATCACGGCCCATACCGGCAACGTCAACGCCTAATTTTAGGTTATCCAGATGAATAGCGTTATGTCCGTGCTTTTCAACATAATCCAACCATCTTTGCTGAGCCATTTCAATCCATACTTCAGGTATAAGCGAGTCTTCAGATACTTTAGGGAACTTACCAAGGACTTTAATCCTGAAAATATCTTCAGGGCGGTACCATTGGCCCTCGAACTCAAAATCATCGTGAGTTTCGCTGACCTCATCAGGTCTAATCTTGGTACACCAGTTTTCAAGCTTATCAGTTACCCATTCGTAATCAACCTGACCAGGTATAATGTGCCTTTTTTCGATTACATTAGGTGCTGTAAGGGAGTTTAATCTGAATTTGTTCCATCGATCACCCTTTTGTGATTTAGCAGCATAGCCAATGGTAACGTTAGGGTTAAAAACGAGTAGTATCCTTGAATTTCCCTGAAGGTTACCCTCAATCGCCCCAAAAGTGTCATCAGATATACCTGATGCCTCGGTGATTGCAAACATGGTGTTAACCGCGTGAAATCCCGACCAGGCTTCGTGGTTATGCTCATCGGCCTTAAAGCCAGTTAGAAACCATTCTTCATATTCTGTACGAACATCATAGGCATTTAGTCGACCAGGTAGCACTATGCCACGCTTTTTTGCACGATTATAGAGCCTAGATATCTCTGGCATCATGATGTTTTTAACCTGTCTGTCAGTTGGAGCGGTTAAGGCAACCTTTGTGTTGGCAATAAGTTCACCCTTTTTGTTCCACATAGGGGTTAGGTTCATAAAGCAAACAGCTGCAACGGCTGTTACGAAGTCTTTACCGCGCGCGGTACCAGATGCTACTGTGGTTCGTGGGTTAAACTGTACAGATGTTAGAATTGCCTGCTGATCTTTATCAAGAGAAACGCCTAGCGCATCTGCAGCAAACTTATTCCAGTCAGCAGTCCATAGTTTAACGGCTGTTTTGGCTTTATCCTCGAATTTAGGTGCTAGCTTAGTCATCGGAATCTTCTAAGACATTATTTTGTTGTAAGAAATCGTAAAAGCCTACGTTTCCGCTTAATTCTTTTTTCTCTGGAGCATAAAGCCCTAATAATTTTCTACGCTCTTGGCCGAGCTTGGTTAGCTCAGCCTGGTACCGAGCATCTCCGAAATTGATTTCATCCTTCTCGGTTCTTTCGATCGCTGTAGTTGCTATCTTTTCGGAATCAACGATGCTGCCACCTGGACCAACTGATTTTGATTTACCCGCAACTCCCTTTTGTTTCTTGCTGGTAGATTTATGATCAACTTTCGATTTATCCCAAGCTTCCCACAATTCAACCTCCTGCGCATTTATCTTTTCAAGTTCTAGTTGAACGGATAGCTCAGTATTATCAATTCTGGTTGTACGCCATTCATGTAAAAGAATATGGATATCTTTGTGCAAGGTGCTTTTCGAGTAGGTGTCTATGTCAAGGCGTGACATAACCTGTTTACGCATCGCATCGTATCCGTAACCCTTTTTATAGAGCTCAGATACGACCACTAGTCGAGCCTCCCTTATCTGTTTAGCTGTTCGGTTACCTTTAACGTTGCCCATCTTAATCCCTTAACTTTGCATCTGGAAATTCTTCTACGATATCACTGATTCGACGCTTTACTTCGTCATAGTCAGCCAGATCACCTTCGAACTCGACGACGAGCCTTACGACAGACTTCTTTTCCTTTTCTTCTGGCTCATCTTCATCGTCAAATACCGGCAATACCATGCCCCAATCTAAAAGATCTGATTGATCCCATTCATTGGCAAGCCGATCGAAGTCGTCATTACCAAATGCTACATTGTCTTTGATAATGTATGCCTTGATTTGCTCTATAGTCGCGGTTTTAGGGATGATCTTACAGGGAATTGTTTTAGATGATCTCAGTTCTGAAATTGCTGCTAACCACTCATTGAAATTCTCAAGTGATTGCTTTTCTTCCATGATCAGTGCAAATTCTTCATCAGATATTGCAGAAGCTTCGACAACGGCTCTCAATCTCATGTTGCCTGCAATGGCGACATATTCATCCGCATACTCTACTACGAGACATTCTCGAAGCTCTAACATTTCTGGATGATCGATTATGGATCTAACAAGCTTAGCAAAACGTTCATCACGAATACCCCTTGGATTTTGGGGGATGCCAGCAATCTGACCAGTGTTTGGCCAGATTTTAAGGGTGGGAATAGATTGCGTAACGATTTCCATATACGCAAAGATAATAAGAGCATATCCAAAAGATATGTTTATTGAAGCCGTGAAACTAAACTGATTAGCATTTTTGAGATTATCTCAATTTATCGTAATGTTTTCACTTTATTTATTTCATTTGAACAGATAGAATTATCAACCTTCGAATTCGGAGATTGTTTCGATATAAGTTGACAGATATTTTCCAAGTGGAGTGATGCGTTCTCTGCTGTTTTTACTTGCTAGACCTAGCTCTTGCATTCGTGTCAATATATTGGTATCTATACTACCCCCATTTTTCTCAAAGGCTACAAATTTCTTAAAATTTATCCATTCTCCCATATCCCTCAATTCGTGAACTTTTAATAAAATTGCTTCGGGGGCCGGAACTTCTTTTATTGAGGCTAAAACTTTGGGGTCAAGTAACATATTAAGTAAGTTATTAATTTGCTCATTAGCTAATTGGACGTCCTTTTTCTCTGAATTTAATAACGTTTCTGTTAACTCTAGGTCAACTTTAAGTTGTTCATTATCATTTTTTAAATTTCTGAAGGTTAGTCTTTCTGCTTGAAGATTGTTTTCTAAGTCAGAATTGGATTTTTGTAATGAGGCAATTTGACTCTGTTGAAGATTTATAGAATCATTTTTAATTTGTATTTGTTCTGACTGGTTATCATAATCTTTCGAAAATGACCTGACTAATTTTCTTTGCTCTTCATATTTTTCACTATATTCATCGCGTTCCCTAACAATTTCTTCATGCACTGTTCGTTCGACTACATTTTTACTGATCACTTTTCCTGTAATCCAAGGCATGAATCGGAAGTCGATTGCAAGTGATAAAGTTCTAGTTGCCATCACAATTCCATAACCTATTAACATTATTATGATTGCTGTCGCAACATCACAAAAAATGGCCCAGCCTCCGAATTCTTTTTTGGCGATTAAAGATAATATCGCGATTTTCTCAGTTCGAGTACAATCTTTATCGAAATTGAATAAAGTGTACCAAAATTCCCAATGGTGAATTATTAGAATGAAGGACAATGTACCGAAGAAAGGACTGGTAAGTTTGTCTTTAATATTTTGAAAAAAGGAGTTTAAGAAATCCATGAGTGTTAATTTAATTTGCAAAATACAATAATAACACTACTCATCAAATTATTATATTGGACAAAATTTAACGCTCATGAGAAATAATAAAACCATATATAAAACACTTAACAGACCTTTTGTCAAAAATGAAGATTTCGATTTTCTAGAGAATGTTCCTAAAATAACGGCCTATCTTTTATTACTTGCTATCTTTTTTGGGATATTAAAGCTATATGTTTTTTTTGAAGTATTCCTTGGGGTGCCAATTTTTCAATTTATAGATGCAAGCGAGATTGTATTATATGCTCCCTCCCAAATAATAGGCAGTTTATTGCTGTATTGCCTATTAGTATCAATAATTTATAGCCGACGACAAAAATTATTTAACCAAAAGTTATATAATTGGTTTTTGGTTTTGTTTGGAATAATTGCTGTAGGTTTTGGACTACTGGAGCTATATTCCTCTTTCAACTTTTATCCACCTAATTTTTCTTCCCACGTCAATGAAGGAAGATCGATTCCGGTCACTATTTTTATTGGAGTGGCGGTAGTACTTATGAATAGAAATATAGCCATACCTAAGCCAATGATGTTAATTTTCCCATTCATTTTGATCTTCTGGATTTCAGTTTCAGAGAGCTCACTCATAGCAAGATTCCTAAAATCAAAAGAAAACGTGAAAATAATTAAGATTAGACTAACGAATGGTACCTACTATAAAACTGGGGGAGATATAAAATATCTCGGAAGAACTGCAAAATATTGGTATTTATATGACCATAAACGAGATATTGTTAGGATTATTAAAGATGAAAATGTTTCTCTATCGGAATTTGCTGGGCAATAATGACTAATTATTATTTAATTATTTAGTTAAATTTATAGACCGAATCATTTTTGTTGAAGAGGTTATTTAATTAATATTTATTTAATATTAGGAAACCATTTTCTAACCTAAAATCGGTGATTACTCCTCGATCAATCATGGAAAGGAGTGAAGACCTGGCACTTGTAACACTCCCATAATGATGACTAATCCCATTGATCGCATCTTTGACCGTAGATTTTTTATCTGGCCTTCTCTCCAAGTAATGTTTAAGCTCTCTTACAGTGTTTTTAAAAGCTGTCATTCGATCATTTTGAGAACCAGCAACAGACTCCTTCATCCAGGGCTTCAGTTTAAGCTTTCTCATTTTTCGATTGAATTTTGGCTTTACGAGTTCGACTACATTCATTGAGCGGCCACCTACAGTAAGACCAAGCACTCCAATGCCCATGTTTTTGCAGATATGATATGCAAATGATTTCCGTTTAGGCATAGGCACAGCGATGTACGAGTAATTCGAACAACCGATGTTCTTAGCAGCCTGTTCAATCACATCGAAGTTGAGAGAGCATTTAACCTCAATTGCTGTAGTAATGTTGCCCTTTAAGGCAACGATATCAATAATGCCGGCATAAGGAACTTCTTTGTAGATATCGTGATCAGAAAAGAAGTCGATAAAATGTTGCGCTAATTCAGTTTCTCTCATTGTTGCACCTCCCATAATTTTGGATCGCCTAACGCCTTGTCAAATACTGTTTTTAATTCTTCAATTGTTCCATAAACCCTACCACCAAGAAAGCCGTCACATGGTAATAGTTTGCCTACAGCCCAAACATCAACCCAGCATGGATTATGAGCGCTTATTTCTGCGAACCAGCCATGTTCATCGTTTTGATAGCATTTCTCTAAATTTTTACCAGTTAGTTTCTTAAAACCATAATGGATCAATACTTTGTGGAAAGTGTTTAATTCCTTTGCAAGTTTTACTTTTTCGTTGGCAACTTCCTTGAGTTGCTCAGGGGTCAGTTTGACCTTAACCCCATCAACGTACACGAATCTTGCGTCACTCATACTCCATAAACTAAAAGTCCGGCCACTCGTTTCTCTGGATTGGTTTTAATCTTTTCATTCCATCCGGTAACCTTGCAAAAACGCTCGTGTGTGAAGCTTGAATAACCTGCAGGTTTAACCAGCTCTACATTAATCGAGTTCTCAATGCAGAACTTTTCAATCTGTCTACCTATCTCATGATTTGCTCCAACACGCTTCGCCATAGCATTACCACCACGATGCCAGGTGCTTTTATCCATGTGACCAGCTTCCAATCTGATGGTGGCTTTGTCGGCCATGCTCTTCAAGTATTCGAATAGCTCCCATAGGGATTTCTCTCCAAGCTCGAGGGATTTAGTGTAACGGTTCCATAATGAAACACCAGATTTGGCCACATCAGGATCAATGCCTATCACCAGATGATGATATTTTTTTTGTATCGGTTGGAAGTTCGAACCCTTAGCGTTCGTTTTCAGTGCTTTAGGCATCTTTACGCTCCTCCATCATCTTCTTAAGGTTTGCCATAAAGACATCCTTCTGATCATCCATTATTTGATTTAAGTCGCTTTCTTCCAGCGCGATAGATTGAAAGAATGCAGTAAGGGCAATCTTTTTAGAGACATTTATAACCTGGTCCTTGCATCCGTTGTTGGCCAGCTCCTCAAGTGTTGACAATAATTTCTTTCGTTCCGCGGGTCTCGTTTCAAGTGCTTTTTGATTATCAAGATTCCGTTTTAGTTCAATTTTAGCCTCATCAATGAAATCCCATTTCTCTTTTGCGGTGAATTTTATGAGGTTTAAGCCATCTAAAAATGTGTAAGCTGCCAGAGCAATCCTTTCAAATGATTTATTCAATGAGAAGAGCTTGTATGCTTCGAGTGCATTGTACTTAGCAGTTTTAAACATTTCATGGGAGGTTGGCATCGTTGGCCCTTCCAACATCGGGGTGGTTTTGCTTAAATTTGCGCGTTCTGGACTGAGGATATACGACTTGATGAAGTTGTCGAATGTAACCACACTTAGGCCAAAGTACTCCCCATATTCACCACGAATACCATTTGCAAACGCGGTTTTAATTTCCGAAATGCGAATGCCAGGATACTTTTCAATGATGGCATCGGTAACTTCGTTGGCGAGGAAATCCATTTGTTCCGAGCCTAATTTCTTGGCGTTGAGATGTGCGAAGGATATTGCCAATGCGGCTTTGATCGCTTCGAACACAACGTTCTCGTCCTCATATTTTACCTGCTTGGCTAGCAGGGGATGGGCATGTTGCTGCACGGCCAATCCTGTTTGTGTTGTTGTGATTTCCATAAATTAAACTTTTGTACGCCTCTGCACTCCGGCAAATGCCAACCCTGCTTCAATTCCTCTGGCGCTTTGCTGCACACCATTGGACTTTTCTTTTTTCGCGGAATTTTTTTCTTTTTCTTCGTTTAGCCGGAAGATCCAGTTTTCTTCATTCCACGCTCCATTTTCAAAACATTGTTTTTGATCGCCTAGAAAATTAGAAAATTTGTGCAGGTACCCACCAGATAATTCCTTAAAATCCCTGTATGCATCAAACTGGGTTCTGAAATTATCCAAACGGCCAGAATTTTTTAAAGAAAAAACGAATTCACTTACGGTTCTTGCTTTATCAAAATTCTGATGTACGGTGAAACCGAAAAGAGATAAAATACCATTCTCGAGTTCTTCGTCTCGCGTGTGTATTTCCTCCTCCTTTTCCCCTTCCTTTCCTATTCCTTTCCTCTCCTCTCCAGCAGGAGCATTCGCGAACGTTCCGGAATGATCTGGAACGTTAGGTTTTTCACAAGAAAAATCAGGGTTTTTTAATGAATTGATTACAGAATCGGGTATGCTCGAGGGCTGTGGTTTATCGATGCGCTCATCGGAGAAGTCTAACACGTAGTAGCCCTTACCTTCAAATTTCAGGGGTACAAGGAAGGAGTTCTCAACCAACTCTGTTAACCATTTAATTACATCATTTGTCCTAATATCTTCTCTCGAAGAAAATACCTTGTTTCGGATCAGAACCGCATTGTCCTTGATTACTCCACGATCATCGGCGAAGTTTTTCATGCCAATCCAAAGTAAATGAGCCTGTAGACTTACTTCGTTCCAGCGATCGTCTTCCCAATGTTCCGGTTTTATCGTTCTAATTCTAGGCATGCAATTTTAGTGTTTAAAGTTAACATATCCAAAAGATATGCAAAAGAGTTTATAATAAGCTTAAAGCAACGTTATACAAGGCTTTAAAAGCTTTATCCGAGAATAAAAGGTTAGAGCATGTATTCTTATTGTAAAGCACGGTAGAATGATCACAATCAAGTTTCTTCGCTAATTCGACACAGCTTGTATTTCTGTTCATCTCATAATAAATACCAATGAGTATTTGACGTGCCATTACAAGCTCTCTTCTCCTGCTTTTGGAAAGTATTTCAACAGGCGTAATACGTGTTGCTTTTGATACAGCATTTAGGATATCGGTAAAGAATGTGTTTTCAGCCTCGGATTCAGTAATGAAGTTTTTGATTTCAATCCCAAACTTTGCCGCCCATTCAATCTCATCTGCCATTCCTTTGCTGATAAAGTTGCCGTATAATCGTAGCTCGTTGATCATTCCAGATTCGAAATAGTGGTAATTATTTTTAAATCCACGTTGACGATCTTCAGGCTTGTTATCATCCAAAGCCATGCAATCAACTATGTATGGGGCAAATGGAACTACCTCTGGTTCATTTTTATTTATTTCGCCTACTTTTTTAACTACCTGGCGAATGTTGTAGTGCACGTTACCACTTATAGGGTGTGCGATGTATGCTATTTTCATTTTAATATTTATTTTGCGCCTACGAGCTGGGCGGGTTATCTGAATTGGTTTAGTGTTATTTCTCATTATGCTGCCATTCTTAGCTCCCTTAGCTTTTTGCCGAGCGCCTCGATCCAACATTTTACTACTTCAGGCACCACGCTGTTGCCTATCATTTTTTTGTGGTCAGTTTGATTACCTACCATTTTATAATCAACAGGGAATCCTTGTATTGGTAATAGTTCTGAAACCTTAAGCATACGCATAAGTATATCGGACAAACCATATAATGCCATGAACTTTTTAATCCTGATCATCACCTCACTATCGTCATCATAGATTGGTATTGAAACATTAGGATCAACATGGAATTGTATTAGGTATAATGGCGCTTTATCCTGTCTTGCAACAATTACCACACAAGGAACTTCCGTGCCGGTGCAATGTCCACCATGTGAAGGATTTAAAATAAACGGCTGGCATTTTACAATGTTCGCTTTAGGTACAGACAATATTGATCCTAAAGGTTTTTCTATACTTGCCAATTGGCCCCCTCCACTGTATTGCTGAGTTATAAAAGATTTGCATTGACACTTTGCGATCGTATCTCTTGTGCCTAATGTTCTACCTGGTTCATCAATACTTGATAACTCACCGCCATTGCTATAATATTGAGTTAAAAAACATGGGTTTACAACATAAGGATGATGTCTAGAAGCAGTTAATGTTTGAGCTGGATTTTCGATAGAACTACCAATATTTTTATAATTGGTATTCATTATAAACGGCTTAGCATTAATTAACGATCCACCTCCAAAAGTTGTTACGGCACCAGATGGGTTATCTATAGATGAAACTTTACACGCTGGACGACCACTATAATTTTTAGATATAAATGAAGTTATTATCAATGATTGTCCATCCCTACATTTAACAGCACCAGCCGGACCGTTAATTGAGATAACTTTACCTTCTGGATTACCACTGTAATACTTGGATATAAAACACATTCCAGTCCTGTTCTGACATGGTATTACAGGAGCAGGTTCATCGATTGATTTAACGGTATGTTGCTTATCACCGTTTTGACAAGCAGAATTATATTTCAAAAGAAATGCTTCTTTACCCCCTGCTACGAATTTAATTAAACCTGCCTCTATTCTTTCGAGAGAAGCATCAACTAAAGGTTTTTTGCGGTTAAATATGCTTTTGCCCTCATCCTTAAAATCAAGTACATCCTTAACAGCTTTCCATTTTTGTTGTGATCCAAATAATCCATTATTTACAGGGACCTTAGCGTGTGTAGATTCTGGCCAAACTATAGGTAATCCTATTTTAGCAAAACATCCGAATAATCTGTTTCGAGATGTGTAAGCTCCATAGTCTGCACTATTTAATTGTCTCCACTGATCATCATATCCAAATGATCTAATATGCTTGCACCATCTTAGATAATCCTTGCCGCTATATTTACTTTCAGGTATCCACAAATATTCTTCTTTCCCAGTTTTTTTACTGATGCCAGTTTTTAGTTCAGAATTGGCGTAAATACCTAACGCTAGATTTTCTTTGTGTTTTTTCTTTAATGCAATCCGAAGCGGTCCCCAACTCATGAACTCTACGACATTTTCAATCTTGAAGTAATCAGGATCTAAAGCATCGATATACCTATCCATGTGATCAGCTAGCGCCCTACTATCGGCATCTCGAGGTTGACCACCTTTAGCTTTACTAAAGTTTGTGCACTCTAATGATGCCCATAAAATCAGCTTTGCATTTGGGTAACACGCCCTGTATATTTCGACCAATCTTATCAACCTCACCATCTCTGGAGACTTGAAAAGTATTCCATGTATAATCCTGCCGTACATCAAAGTAATATCTTCATTGTAATGCTCTACTTCTGGATGATTGAGCCAATGCGATGTAATCGCTTTTTCGTCATGGTTGATTGCCGCAATAACGATTGATTTAGCTTTTGATAATGAGAAGGCCTTTGTAGTGCCGCCAAATCCGGCAAACTCATCAACCACTACAAATTCTACGTCTTCTGGATTTAGCTGAATTATTTGGGCCTGAGTTGCGCCACCTCCCTCGGTGTGTAAAAAATGTTGTTTTCCCATTACGCAACCTCCCTTTCTATTAAATCAAATAAAGTTGGAACATTGCGCTTAAGCTCCTCAGACTTAAGATATCCTGCGCCATCTAAAAAGTATACTGGATTAAGCTCTATGCCATAACCTCTACGGCCTTTTTTTATTGCTCTTAATGGTACGGTACCCAAGCCACCGAAATAATCTAAAACGATATCATCTGGATTGCTCATTTGCTCAATTACCCGATCGGCAATGTCGAATTGCATCGGACATACATGTGCTTCTTTACCGTTGCTCCATTGGGAACCGTTTAAGGTGAGCATGCGTGTGATATCGGTCCATACCTCTTCGCTCCAACTTTGAGGTTGAAGCAACATGAAGCCGGGAGGGAGTTTGCCAGCTGCTTCGACAGTCTCCGCAATCTTTACCACCTGTTCGAAATCCCACACCTCTTCAAGGCTATGAGTTTTGAATAATTTAAAAATCGCATCAGATTCTAATCTTGACACTTCAACTGGATTCAATAATCTTTCGCCACAAGATCTTGTAAAGCCATGGGCATCCATTTGCCATCTTGCACGGGAGTAACCATTGTTGCTAAACTGGCCACTTGATTTATCGTATTCCCTTTTTTGCTTAAGTACTGGGATATCAGCATATGCGTTACTGGTGTCACTTGGTGGTTTACGGAAAAGCAGAAGGTATTCAGGCATTCCTACTCCCATTTTTGAGCCATCCTTGCATTGCTCGGTCCAGCCAAGGCGATATGTCTGGCTGTTTTCGCGTACAACATCGGTTACAATGGTTTTCATTCCGATGTATGCAAATCCGTGTTTAACGAAGTGCTCATAGCATTTCATATGGACAGGGCTAACTGTCTGGAAACCCAAACCGTTTATGCCACCAGGTATAATTCTATCTTTAATGTGTATAGCGCAAATTCTGCCAGGCATTAATGTTCTGAATGCTTCTGGTGTAGAATAGTCCATTTGCTTCCAAAACTCTTCGCTGCTTTCACAGTGGCCATAATCAGCGTAGTTTGGAGAATACTCGTATTGCATCTCGAATGGAATAGAAGAAAGGATAAGACCGATTGAGTTTGATTCGATCAATGGTAATTCTTTAACATTATCATTATTTACCCAGGTGTAACGATCGCCCTTAATTTCTACTCTCTCAACGCCCATCTTTCTGGTGAGCATTTGTGCCATTGCTGCCTGTGAAAGGCCATATTGTTTTATGATGTCAATCATTTTGTTAACCATTAAATTGTGTTGCTGCCATTTCCTTTCAAGCTGTTTTCTGATCTGCCTTTCTGCCTCGGTGTAGATAAGATCTATCCGAACGGTACCCGTCTGGCCAAATCTTAAAAGCCTGTGGATAGATTGAATAAAATCATTGAACTTGAAACCGATTCCAGAATAGATTGCCCATGAGCAGAACTTCTGCAGGTTGGTACCTGATCCAAGCATAGATGGTTTGCCCGCTAATTTTCCAAGCTTGCCTGATGAAAAGTCCATTACGATATCTTCTCTGATTTCAAGCTTCTGGCTACCGAATACAGATTTACAATCTGGGAAAGCCTTTTCGATCATTCTGCGCTCATCCTCCAGATCGTGCCAAAGGATTATGTGAGCATCGGAATCTTCTGCAGCTATTGAAACCATTTTGTCGATCCTGTTCTTAAGGCTCAAGCGCTTTTCCTTTGCTGATCCTTCAAGTCCAATCGCTGTTTCAGCAAATGCTTTAAACTGGCCATTCTTTTCGGTACCTGCTTTAGTGTGATCAGACGGAATCTCGTGCCATCGGATATCCAATGGAGGAAGATTATAGCCTTCATCATCCGCTTCATTGCCAGTAAGATCAGACGGTTTGGAGACGAATAAGGCCCAGCTTGCAACCCACATCCAGAACTCCTCTTCTTTGTGCTCGTAAATCTTAAGATTATCTGCCTTAGTGCTGTCACGTTTAAAGAATCTTGTTTTAGCCTGACTAACATCCATGATGCCTAAGAAGTCAGCATATGCAAGCAATTCAATGTAATCGTTAGGTGATGGTGTAGCAGTAGCAACAAATCTATATTTAACGATTTCCGTACCCCTACGGTCACCATTGGGGCCACTATCACCCGTGAAAAGTCTAATGAACTCCCTGAATGTTTTAGAGCCGCCAAGGCCTCTTAAAACAGATGCTTCATCCAGACTGGCCACTTGAAATAATCGGGGATCAAGTTTGCCATCACGAACAGTCTCATAATTGGTAATGTAGATACCGGTTTCATCGGCTTCTTCAATTCTTCGGATGAATTTAGGGCCTTCAGGCCACCCAAGAATGTTAATTGCATCCTTGGTAAATTCAGCTCTAACGCCTAGTGGTGCGATGATCAAACCTCTGCCACCAGTTTTAGTAAGTGTTACCCGAACGCCCTCAAGCTGGGTAACGGTTTTATGCAGACCAAATGAAGCAAAGCAAGCACGTCTACCACCCTCCACCAGCCATTTTACCATCAACTTATTGTGAGGTTTCAATGCTGGGTTTATTTCATGAAGGCTACATTCAAACCCATCAGGTTGGGCAAGTCGAACCTTGCTTTTTAAAAAGTCATCGTATTCTTGATCATTCATTGTTGTTGTGATTTAGATGGATGGGTGATGTTGCTGCATCATGGTTCCCATCCTCATTTAAATATGAGCTTGGTTGTAAAAATTATCTATGATTTCTGTGCATATTGCATAAGTGTCAGATGGGAAGTCAGCTCTAATCATCCATTCGAGGAAATCAATATGCTCGACTGCTTTTTCACCCTTATGTTTCCCGAAATTCAAGATGATATCTCCGTTCTCATTCTCGCTAAATTTTCCAGACAGATCAAGAAATCCGCGATCGTAATTCGAGTATCTTTCAAGAGTTGGAAGATCCAAAGGAAGGTCATCATATCTTTCAATTTGTGCTAGGAAAATATCCACAGTCGCTTCTGTGTCTGCATCAGCGGTGTGTGCATTTTCCAACGTTTTACCTGTATAGAACTTTAATCCGGCTGATAATGTCCTTTCCTCCCTACGCTTGAAAATGTTACCGACATCAATTTTTGCAAACGATTTGTAATCCCACAAAATACCTGCACGTTGGAAATGAAAGTATAGCATAGGTAAGTCGAAGGAATTCGAATTGAAGCCAGCTATATCACAGTCAGAAATGTACTCATAAAGACTGAGCGATACTTCATTGAAGGTCGAGCAATCTGCAACATCAGCATCAGTGATGCCATGTATTGCGGTTGAGCTTGCCGGAATTGGAATGCCAGGGTTAAGCCTTCTGCATTTGCTTTCGCGTGAACCATCTGGCATAAGTTTAGTTATTGCTATTTCAACAATCCGATCGTTTGCTGTATCTAATCCAGTTGCTTCTAAATCGAAGAAAGCCAAAGGACGTGTTAAAATTAACTTCATTTTAAAATGGTGTTTTGCCAAATGGTATTGTTATGCCGTTTTCGGCAATTGTTACTTTTTTGGCTGTTAAATCCTTAATTTCTTTTTGGAACCGTATGGCGTGGCTATTACGATCGCTTAAGTGAATCAGAACGATATTGTAGACTTGCTTGAGGTCATTAGCTTCAAGAAACTCTTTGCAGGTTTGCAAGCTCATATGACTTCGAATTACTCGGTCCCGTAAAAAGCTAGGCTCTTCGCCTGCTTCTAGCCGTCTCTGGAGTATAGTTTCACAATAATTCGCTTCAACAATAATATTGTTCATAGCTGGCAGTCGATACTCACAATAGTAGCTATCAGTAATGAAGCAAAATCTTCCGGTCTCGGCATGCTCGATGATAAATCCTAGGCATGGAACATCGTGTTTCAAATCAAATGATGAAACTTTAAAGTTTCCTATCATGAATGTTTTGAATGGGATAATGTTATTTATTCTATGATTTGCCAATCCAAACGAATCGCTTGTTTCTTTTAGACAATAGACATCAATACCTGAAGCAATTGCATCTTTAACCCCTTTGCAATGATCTAAATGACTATGACTGATCAACATTCCGGCAACCTTCGAAATATTAAAGTTTAAAGCCTTTTTTATCTCATTAAAACGAACGCCACATTCGATAAGCAATGCCTCATCATCATTATGGATGATGTAGGCATTCCCTTTGCTACCAGTTCCTACTACGTTCAGCTGCATTAAAAATTTGCTTTTCTTTGAGTAGTTGTTTCCTCTTCTTTTGCGGCAAGCTCTTGTCCGGCTTTTTCCAGAACTGAAGGTTCCTTTTCGATCAATTCATTTTCGTTTTCTGGATTTACATTCTCGAAATCAACCGTTTTGGTGTTTGCTTTTGTCCTGATTTCTTCAGCTACAGGATCGCGCATCTCAACATGATCAATATCAATAATGTCCTCAACTTCTTCTTCGGTTTTCATACCCATTGAAATTTCAGGTGCGTATTCATTTGTCCAGAAAGAAGCAGCGCGGTATTTTAGCATCTTTTCTGGCATAGTAACCCATTTAGAGCCATTCTTGTCATACCAACCCTCTTGAATCGCCATTAATATTGATACCTCGGTAGAAATTAATTCCTCAGTTGAACCTTTTTCTCTTGAATAAGCTACCATAGCCATATTGTCAAGGTTACTATAGTCAACTTCTTTATACTCTGTAACTTTCTTCTTTTGAGATTCACCTGGTAATAACTTCCATACAATAAATGGTACTTTCAGAATTCCTATTTTACCTTTATTGGTGGCTCGATATTTTAAAGTTTCGAAGCGGCCGCATGTATTTACAGTTGCTATTAAAAACTTAGAGGACCATGATGGCCTACCTTGAATTACAATAAGGTTTTGCATAACCATTAACGGATCTGCTTGCATTCTTTGGGCAAGGCTAAGGGCAATCATGCAATTAGCTTTAGCCTTTTTCTCAGAAATGTTTTTTTCTGGATTGGGACGATACATTTCTGGTACCAATTCGGAGTCACTAAAGTGCTCCGCGATCATTTGCATTGTTGCAAATTGTTCAGGATCGAAAAAGTTAAACTGAACTGATTGATTTGTTTTTGCTACTGCTGTTGTTGTTGACATTTTATTTGCTGATTTTTTGTTTAATTAAACACGTTCTGTATTCTACTACTGGCTGCATCATCTTTATCCCACCGCAGTATTTTATTGAAGGATGATCGGTAGATTGATAAAATTTACAATCATCACATTTAACAAGGGGATACTTGATGCCTTGATTGGATTTCATTATGCTACCCTTAAAACTTTATCTTCCGGTGAAACGATCAGGTTAACTATCTGGCTATCCGTTGCAGGGATCATAGAAATGCTTTCGCGGTTATCAAGGAAGATAGGTGCGTACACTTTATAATGATCAGAAAGAGTGTTGATCACATCTATACCAGCCCAGATTTTACCAGCAGTATTCAGGTCGCTGAACGGTACACCTTTATACATTGTCTCACAAGTCTCAATAGGGTTGTTATCGATCGTGTAATCGTACATTTTGAACTTTACATACTGGAACTTACCATTAATCCTGCTCTCGATAAGTTCAATTTTCGCTTTTGTGAATGCATCGATATCGAATTCTACGCCTTCAAGTTCTGATAACTGTTTAGCGAAGTTGCTTTCATCAGCTTTAAGCTTCTGGATACGTTCCTTGCCTTTGATAATAGAATCTTCCAGATTTATCTCTTTTTTGATGGTATCTAATTTGATGTTTAGATCACTCTTTTTAGATTTCAATTCCTCGGTTTCTGTATCCTGAACGGTTTCGGAAGCATCTGATAATTCTTGCTCGGCAACAGATAAACGATTGGCCACTTCTAAATAAGACTGAGAGGCCTCAAACGTTGCAAAGTCGAACTTGGCATTTACAGAAGCATTAGCATTGTTGAAATTTATTAGTTCAAGTTTAGCAGCTTCCAATTCCGATTCAATAAGTGTGATGCTATCAGTTAATTGCTTGACCATGTTCTCGCAAGCTTCAGATTCTTGCTTTAATGCAATACCTTTCTCTTCGATCTCATCCAAAGCCTTGTTTTTGTCCGCAATGAAGTTTTTGCGCATTTCGGCTTTTTTACTCTGAACATCGTTCGGATCAAAATCACGTTTGCAGGTAGGGCAACAGAATTCATTTTCGTTAAATTCTAACTCCTTGCTGTTTGTAGTATTGAAAAGCAGCCTCAAATTGTCCCGGCGTAGGTCCAATCCTTTTTTTGTATCATTCTGACTATCCATAAGGATTTTCTTGCTTTTAAGATTTCTCTCGATATTTGAGATATTATCTGTAAGCTCTGATCGTCTGGCCAGAATGCTGTTAGATTTTTTATTAAAATCACTCTCGGCAGTAAACCTCAAATCCTGAATTTCAGTTTTGATTTTATGGATTGCTCTTTGCTTATCCTGCAAGCTTTGTAGATGCTCAGTGTTTGCCTTTGCTTTGTCGCTCAACAATGTATCGATATCTGCAATACTGCTTTCAATTGATTTTAATTGAATCTTTAATGCAGCAAAATCCCTGTCTTCCGGTAGTGCACGGCTCGCTTCATCGATACGCGTTGGAATAGCTTCAAGATCATCGTTAAGCTTCTTTTTCTTTGCATTAATTTCGGCTTTGTACCCTTCAAGGCCTTTGGATGAAAATATCTTTACCAGGTCAGCAAACTTTGTATTTGAGTTAGCAACATCTTGATCAGAAACTTCACCAGCTAGTTTGAAAAGAAACTCTCTTCTTTTTTTCCATGGAAGGGTATTGAAATAAAGAGCATTAGTGATAAGCTTGAAAACTGTCTCATCTGCTACCTCGCTAATTTTGGAAGCAAACTGCCCAGCCTGCATAGGCACATCGTTCCAATAAAATTCCTGCTCGTTACCAGTGTGGACGGCTCT